CATGTGGACGTTTGAGCAAAACGCCATCACTCTTGTACAAGGACAACCCACTTATGCACTTCCTGACGATACTGTTGATCTGCTGGACCATGTTATTCGTACTAATTCCAACCAGCCGTCCAACCAAGCCGACCTCACTATTACCCGAATAAGCGTCTCTACCTACGCCACTATCCCCAATAAACTCATCCAAGGCCGTCCGATTCAAGTCTGGGTACAGCGTTTGACAGGTGGCGATAGCGTCTTGGCAGGTACGGTACAAACCACAACCACCGCAGCCGCAACATCAATCCCCATTACGTCTTTGGCAGGCGTGCCATTTGCAGGCTTTGTTCGGATCGGCACAGAACTGATTGTGTACAACCAAACGCAGCCTGCTGAGAATGGCAACCCCGCATACCTGCTTAACTGCGTACGTGCACAGGACGGCACAACGGCGGCACAGCACAACGCAGGCGCAGCCATTACGTTAGTACAAAAGCAATCAATTACTGTCTGGCCAACACCGGACTCCGCTCAAACCTACCAATTCATTTACTGGCGCATGCGCCGTATTCAGGATGCTGGCAGTGGTGGCACTAAAACAATGGATGTGCCGTTCAGATTTGTACCGTGTTTGGTGGCGGGGCTGGCGTACTACATCGCGCTGAAGGTGCCGGATGGCATGAACCGTTTGGGCGTTTTGAAAGAACAGTACGACGAAGCGTGGAACGTCGCGGCGGGTGAGGATCAAGATAGAGCGGCGGTGCGGTTTGTGCCGCGTCAGTACTTTATTGCCAGCGGTGCGTAATGGGAAATAGGTTTGCCTCTGGTAAATGGGCGATTGCCGAATGTGACCGGTGCGGGCAGCGGTACAAGCTGAAGGAGTTGAAAAAACAGGTCCTAAAGACCAAGACGTATAACTTGCTGGTGTGTCCGACCTGTTGGGACCCTGACCATCCACAGTTGCAGTTGGGTATGTACCCCGTGGACGATCCGCAAGCATTGCGGGACCCGCGAAAGGACTTGAGCTATTTTCAATCAGGCACAACAGGGTTACAGTTGACGGTAACGCCGGGTACAGCAGTAGATTCGGACGGGTTCCCGAGTGAAGGTAGCCGAGTGTTTCAATGGGGTTGGGCACCGGTTGGTGGGGCAAGTGGTAATGATGCAGGACTTACGCCAAACAATTTAACGTCAAGGGGTGTCGTTGGCACCGTGACAATCTCGTAGGAGTAAACATGGATAAGAAGCAGGTCAAGGCAATCGCCGACAAAGAAGTCAAAGCACACGAGAAACGCATGCACAAGGGCAAGAAAATGGCCAAGGGCGGCGTGACTTCTGAGCAGATGAAAGCAATGGGCCGTAATCTGGCACGCGTAGCTAATCAGAAATCGGGTTGAGGAGAACGGCATGGAAAAGATTAAACCTTCACCATACAAGGCCGAGGTCAAGACTCAGTCTGGCAAAGACTACATGAACGAGATGAACATCTCTGCTGGCGGCGTTTCCAAGGGCAACTACAAAGAAGCCAAGACGACCGGCATCAAGATTCGTGGTACTGGTGCGGCGACTAAAGGTACGATGGCGCGTGGCCCGATGGGGTAATAATGAACTACACCCAACTTTCAAACGCAATTAAGGAATATACCCAGAACTACGAAACTGACTTCGTAGCAAATATTCCTACGTTTGTTAAGCAAACGGAGACCCGTGTCTACAACTCGGTGCAGATTCCTGCACTTCGCGCAAACAAGACAGGTAAAGTTACTACCGGCGTTAAATACGTAACTTGCCCAACAGACTTTTTGTCTGTTTTTTCTTTTGCCGTAGTTGATGGTGATGGCAACTACGAGTACCTGCTGAATAAAGATGTGAACTTTATGCGGGCAGCGTATCCCAATCCGAACGAGCAGGGACTGCCTAAATACTACGCACTCTTTGGCCCCGAAGTAATTAACCAGACGGCAACAAACGAATTAAGTTTTATCTTGGCTCCTACGCCAGATGCGCTGTATACGGTCGAGCTGCACTATTACTACTACCCACAATCGATTGTGACTGCTGGCACTTCATGGTTGGGCGATAACTACGACCCGGTTTTGTTGTATGGCTCATTGGTCGAGGCTTATACCTTCATGAAGGGTGAGCAAGACATGATGGGGTACTACGAGAAAAAGTATCAGGATGCGTTGATGCAATTGAATCGTCTGGGTACAGGTCTTGAGCGTGGTGATGCTTATCGTGATGGTCAGGCTAAGATTAAGGTGAATCCGTGATCCAGCAAGGACTGACAATTAGCTTCAAACAAGAAATGCTCCAAGCGGGGCAGAACCTTGTTACGGATACGCTCAAGATGGCGTTATATACCGCACTAGCGGATTTAGGGCCAACGACGACGGTATATACAACAAGTAATGAAATTGTTGGTACAGGCTACACAACGGGAGGCAAGTTAGTCACGGGCGCGACTATTTCAACGGACACACAAACCGGAACCGTTTACGTAGACTTTGCTGATGTTTCATGGCCCGGTGCAAACTTTGTGGCTCGTGGTGCGCTGATCTATAACGTAACACGGGCAAATAAGTCGGTTGCGGTGCTGGATTTTGGCGCAGATAAAACTTTTACCCCAACCAACAACACCGTCACCATGCCAGCAAATACGGCAACGACGGCTTTAATTCGTTTCCCATAGGAGGACAGATGCTGGTTATGACAACAAAAGGCGAGATGGATGAAGCGCTTCTGGAGAAGAAGACGGGCACCATCGACAACGAGAATGAAACGATCAACTGGGTGGAGTATTGGTTAGAAGATGAACTTGTACATCGCTCAGTTGATATGGTATTGAAGAAGTACACAGTTAGCGGCTTACCAGTTGCCGCATCTTTTTAAGGAGTTTTAAAAATGGCAAACACTCAAGCAATGTGCACATCGTTCCTTGGTGAACTGTTGACTGCAACCCACAACTTTGGTACTGCACCGACTCGCGGTTCAGGTGCAGCGGATACTTTCAAAGCAGCACTGTATCTAGCCACGGCGACCATCAATGCTTCAACGACTGCTTATACGTCAACCGGCGAAGTAACCAGCGCCAACTACACGGCAGGTGGTGTGACTGTAACTAATGCAAACGCCCCCACTGCAACTAACTCATCGGCAACAGCCGGAGTAGGTTATTGGACACCATCAGCATCGATTGTGTACGGTTCGGTTGGTAACCCAGTGACATTTGCTTCGTTTGACTGCGTGTTGATTTACAACAGCACACAAAGTGATAAGGCAGTTAGTGTCCATACTTTCACAGCGCAAACTGTGACTTCGGGTACTTTCACGCTCACGATGCCGACAAACAACACCACTAGCGCACTGCTCCGTTTGTCCACTACCTAATAACAAATAGCTCATGTACGGAAATTACCCCTATTCCGGTGCGCCGTATAGTGCCACCGAAGGAGCTGCGTCACCAAGCGTCACAGTTGCGCTGACAGGGGTTTCCGCTACAGGAGCAGTAGGTAGTGTTACTGGGGTACGAGGCGCAATTGTTGCGCTTACTGGCGTTGCTGCGTCAGGTGCTGTTGGTACAGTTGGTACGCGGTCTACTTCAGTAGCTGCAATTACTGGCGTAGTTGCGTCAGGTGCTGTTGGTACTGTTGTCGGTGTACCCGGAGAAGTGCAGGCACTTTCAGGTGTCGTTGCTTCTGGGGCTGTTGGTAATGTTGGCGTACAGTCCACCGCATCTGTTGCTATTACAGGCGTAGTTGCTAGTGGCGCTGTTGGAAATGTTTCAGCAGTTCCCGGCGTAATAAGTGCGCTAACAGGCGTAGCAGCCAGTGGAGCAGTTGGAAATGTAACGCCTGTCTCTGCCGCAGCCGATATTACAGGCAATCAAGCGACCGGTGCTGTTGGTACGGTTGGTACACAGTCCGCAATAGCCATTGCACTTACGGGCGTATCTGCTGCTGGTTTGACTGGAAACGTCGGTACCGAGGGGGACATCACTGTCTCTATTACCGGCGCAGCGGCTACTGGCGCAGTTGGTGTTGTTACACCGCACATAGCTTTACCGCTAACCGGTACATTAGCTTCCGGTGCTGTTGGTACGGTTGTAGGAGTGCCCGGCGTAATAAGTGCGCTTACTGGCGTATCTGCTGCGGGTGCTGTAGGGACAGTTGGAACAACGTCAACCGTTGATGTTGCACTCACCGGTGTAGATGCCACAGGTGCTGTTGGTACTGTTACTCCTAATATAGCACTACCATTAACTGGCACATTAGCTTCTGGTGATGTTGGTACAGTTGGTGCACAGGTTAATAGCATTGTCGGGCTAACCGGCGTAAACGCTATCGGTGGAACTGGAACCGTTATTCCTATTACGGGAATAATTGACCTCACGGGGGTACAAGGTTCTGGACAAGTAGGTTCTGTAACAAGCGTACGTGGTTATATAGCGGCACTATCAGGCGTTAGCGCATCTGGTTCGGCAGGAATTTTATACAACCCCTCATGGCAATCGATAAACACTGTCGAAGATGCGGAGTGGGAACTAGTTGATACAGCATAGGTGACTTATGCCACTCATCCAAGCAGATCGGGTCAAAGAGACCACCACAACCACCGGACAGGGAACCATCACGCTTGCAGGCGCGGTGACAGGCTTTCAGTCATTTGCTGCAATTGGTAACGGCAATACGTGCTACTACACCATCGCAGGGCAATCTGGTTCCGAGTGGGAAGTAGGTATTGGTACGTACACCGCGTCAGGCACAACGCTTTCTCGTGACACAGTGCTTGCATCAAGCGCAGGCGGTACAACTAAGGTGACGTTTTCTGCTGGTACCAAGGATGTGTTTGTGACATACCCAGCGGCGATGGCTGTCCCTGAAGGGCGCGGCATTATTCTGTCGATGGTTTTCGGATTTTAAGGAGCAGTCATGGCAAACCCAAATTTATCTACCCTGTCTAGTATCTTAGGCAATACTGCTTACGTTACCCCGTCTGCTGCGGCAGTCAACACGTTCAACTGGACGACTAACGGTACAACAGCGTTGCCGATGATGACCCCAGCGGTAAACACAGTAAACCGTATTAGTCAGATTTCGGTGGCGAACGTCACATCGTCTGCTGCGACTGCGACTGTGATTGTTGGCGCTGCGGCGGTATTCAACGGCACGGTAAGTAATGCCTCGACATCGCTGACGGTGGTGAGCACCACATCAGGCACGGTGGCGGCTGGCATGTTCGTTTATTCGGCCTCTGCGGGGTTGCCAAACAACGTGACGATTTCAGGCGCATCTAGCCCGTTTACGTTGAGTTCAGCAGCAACAGCGGGTATCACTAACCAGTTGATGTACGGCATTCAGACAAGTGCTTATATGGCATTCCAGATTTCGGTGCCGCCGAATGCGACGCTGGTGGTGGTTGATAAGACAAACTCGCTCTACATTACTGAGAACCAAGGTCTTGTAGTAGCGTCTGGTACTGCGAGTGCGCTGACCTTTGCTTGTACTTACGAAGCGATTACCTAATAGGTGAGTTATGGGAGGTCTTCGGTATCCCGGCGGTTTCATCAGCGCCACGTACAACCCGGTGGCGGCGAACGTCTTTGCTGCTGGGGCGGTGGACTATCTGGTCGTTGCTGGTGGCGGTGGTGGCGGTGGCGGTGCCGTAGGGTATAC